AAATTGGTAAGAAATCTTTCATATAAGGGATTTATTCCTTTTGAACAATCATTAGGAAAGGTGTCAATGATTACAGGTGCAGTAGCACATCAGGCAGCAATGCAGGGATATGTTATTCCTACTTTTAAAAGTGATCGTACTAGAGATGAATATGTAGGAGGATATGTACACGAGCCGGAAAGAGGATTAAGTCGTTCTGTGTTGAGTTATGATGCAAATAGTTTGTATCCTAACACCATTATATCTCTCAACATTTCTCCAGAAACAAAAATAGGCAAAATTACCAATATAGATAATGGAGAATATACCATATTATTGTCCAACGGTAAAAGTGTAAATTTGACAGAAGACAAATTTCACAAATTAGTAGAAAGAGAGAATCTTTCAATATCTAAATATAATGTTTTATATACACAAAAATTTAAAGGGGTAATACCCAACCTTATTGATCGGTTATATAATGAACGGGTAGATACAAAAAATCAAATTAATGATTGTAAAAAAGAACTTCGTAATACATCAGATTTAAAAATCAAAGAAGAATTACAAGATAAAATATTTAATTTAGATACGCAACAAAATGTTTATAAATTAGTATTAAATTCTATATATGGTACTTTTGCACAATTATATTCTCCGCTTTTTGATATAGATCATTCGGCTAGCATCACACAAACAGGCCAAACTGTAGTTAAGCAAGCGGCGGATATTGTATATGATTACGCATTAACCAAAGGTTTTAAAGGAAACAAATCTTTAATATACAAATATAGTGATACAGACTCCATTTATATTAGTATAGAACCTTTGTTGGAACATTTGGGTTATAATTTATTAAATTCAGACAACACTCTTACGAAAGAAAGTAAATGTTTGATTGATGAGATTGATGAAGCATTAAATAGAGAAATTATTGGGTGGGCAAAAATTAATCTTAAATCATCAGACCCCCGATTTGTGTTTAAGAGAGAAACTATATGTGATAAAGCGCTCTTCTTGGAAAAGAAAAGATATATTCTTCACGTATTAGATCAGGAAGGGCATAAACCAGATAAACCATTTAAATATGTGGGTGTAGAAGTAGCAAGATCCTCTATAGCTAAAGAAGTTAAGAGTCTTATTAAAGAAGTTATCGAGGCAGTAGTACTAACTGCAGATAAAAAAAGATGCAATGAAATGTATAATCAGGCTTATGAATCTTTTTGTAAATTAAGTCCCGGAATTATTGCCAAGAGAGTTAAAATAACCGATTTGGAAAAATATGAAACAAAGATGGTTGACAATAAAATAGCAAAAGGTACACCAAATCATGTTAAGGGTGCCATTTATTTCAATAATTTATTAAAAAAATATGAAATTGACAACATATATGAATCTATAGGCAGTGGGATGAAGGTTAAAACTTTTTATGTCAATAAAAACCCCTTTAATTACAAGAGTTTAGCATTTATAGATAGCATACCTCCACAGATAGCTGAAATTATTAAACCAGATTACCAAAAAATGTTTGAAAAAAACGTTGTACCTCCCATAGAAAGTGTGTATAATTGTGTAAATTGGCATCTACCTAGTGTAGGGCAAACTATGCAAACAGATTTATTTGATTTATTTTCCATGTAAAATTATGTTAATATCACACGAAGCACCTAAAAATATTATGAATGTAGTCCAAGAATATACGGACTATGATTATTGTCTTGTTCATTTAATGCAAGAAAGTAATGAATATAGAAATTTCTTTTTTGACGCTAAAAAGAAAAATCGAAAAATTATTTTGGATTGCAGTTTATATGAATTGGGGCATGCATATGATATTAATAAATATATAGCATGGATTAATATTTTAGACCCTAATGAATATATAGTTCCGGATGTGTTTCAAAATTTTGAAGATAATATTAAAAGTTTTGAAAAATTTATGTCTATTCATAATCCTTTCAAAGTTACAGGCAAAACAATTGGAGTAGTTCAAGGAAAAACATACAAAGAAATGAAGGAATCATACATGTTTATGTGTGAAAATGCAGACAAGGTTGCTATTAGTTTTGGATATGATTATTATATCAAAGAAACAGGTGAAGATTATAAACCATTGGCTTTTTGTAAGGGCAGAATTATGTTATTAAATCGTTTAATAGATGATGGTGTTATTGATTATAATAAACCACACCATTTATTGGGTTGCGGTTTGCCTGTTGAATTTTCATATTATCAACAAAATAAATTAAAATATTCATTTATAGAAAGTATTGACACATCCCATCCAGTATTGAATGGTTATTTTGGTGAATTGTATACAGAAGATAAAATGGGAACTAAGCGACCAGAAAAAATGGTTGATATCTTTGAGGAAGATGTGTCAGCATCACAATTATCATCTATTATTTCAAATGTAAAATATTTTAGAAATAATATAGCAATGAAAGTTGATTAAAAAAAATCTTAGAATAAAATATAAAATATAAAATTATGAGTGAAACCAACAACACAAAGATGGTAGTCTTTTTAGACTACGTAGGAAGAACAATTCTAGGTGAATGTCTAGAAGAAAAAACAGACACAATTAGTGTACGCAACCCAGTTATTCTGCATGTAGTACCAGCAGATGGTGGTCGTATGTCTATCCAATTATTACCTCTATTTTTTAGAGAATTTTTGGCAGATAAATCTGGTGATGTTGTTTTTGATTATCTTAAAAACAATATTACAAAAACTAGTGTTGACGCATTAGATTTTCGTCTTAATGCTCAATATGTGCAAATGTTTAATGCTAATAATACATTTGCATCACCTCAGACAGAAGAATCTAATTCACCAAGCGTAGTTAAATTGTTTGATGAATAGAATTTATGGCAAAAAATAAAGACAGAGATTCAAGCATTGATGAGGCATTTAAAGTATTAGATGACCTAAACCCTGATGCCGCTTTTTTAAATGAGAATACTTTATCTCAAGTTAGTTCTTGGATAGACACCGGCGCTATGGCATTAAATGCCATAGTTAGCGGTTCCTTATACAAAGGCATACCTTCTGGTCGCATTATTGGTTTAAGTGGTCCACAAGCATGTGGTAAAACATATGTGATTAGTAAAATTATTGCTAATGCCCAAAAACAAGGCAGATTTGCTGTAATTTTTGATACAGAAAATGCTGTAGATCAAACTACAGTAGAATCCCTTGGATGTGATGCTACTAAAATCAAATATTGTCCGGTTGAAACCGTTGAGCAATGCAGAAATCAAGTTTCTGCATTCCTTGATTCAGTTGTACAAAAAAACCTTAAAGGAAAATTTATTATTGCAATAGATTCTTTGGGTAATTTAGTTTCAACTAAAGAAATGAATGACGTAGCGGCTGGTAAAGAAGCTATGGATATGGGCACTAGAGCTAAAGGTTTAAAAAGCATGTTAAGAGTATTAACTCTTAAAGCGGCCAAAGCAGATGTTCCTATCATTTTTTCAAATCACATTTATGCAAATCCGGGGGATTTGTATCCTAGTGTGGTTAAGCAGCAATCTGGTGGTTCTGGTCCATTATATTTGGCTTCAGTATTAGTTCAGATGGCAGTTAAAAATGAAAAAACTTCTGGTGGGCAAAATGCTAATAGAGATGCTATAGAAGATGTTTCACCGTTGGCAAAAGATGTTAACGGTGTCACAATTCGTACATTAACCATTAAAAATAGATTTGCTCCTCCGTTTCTTGAAGCCGAAATGTATTTAAATTTTCAATCAGGTTTAGGGAAATATTCTGGATTGTTAGAAATGGCTTTAGGGTATGGTGTCGTAATACAAAATGGTCCTACCTTTGCTTTGGCAGATGGTACTAAATTAGGATATTACAAAACTTGGAGAAATGATGAAGAAATCTGGAATAAAATTCTTCCAGATTTAGAAAAAAAATTACAAGAAAAATTACATTTTAAAAGAGAAAGTGATCTTCCTGATGAAATTAAATCAGAAATAACATTACTTAATGAGAGTGATAATTTAGAAGAAAATTAATATTTTTTCTTTAGGATAACAAAAAAAGTCTCATATTTTATAATATGAGACTTTTTTATTTGATAAACCTTATGAAATGATTTATTATATAATATATGCATAGTTCAACTAAAGTAATAGAATTAGGATCGTGCGCATTCAGACAACCAAATGCAGCATTTAATAGACACGACGCAGGAAGTAATTCTAAAAGGTGTAGTTATGTTCATGGATATCTTTTGAAAGCAAAATTCTGGTTTGAATGCAACAATCTAGATGATAAGAATTGGGTTGTAGATTTTGGTGGCCTTAAAGGTCTCAAAGATTTGATGGAAAAACAATTTGATCATACACTTTGTATAGATTCATTAGATCCGTTATTAGAAGAATTTAAACAACTCAATGAAAAGGGTGGCTGTGATTTAAGAATTATGGAAGGCGGTGTAGGTATTGAAAGAACAGCAGAGTGGTGTTTTAAAGTAGCAGATACATATATACGTAATAATTCCCTTGGTAGGTGTTGGGTTTCTAAAGTAGAAGTTTGGGAACATGAAAAAAATTCAGCCATTTATACAGCTCAATAAATGATGAAACAGGCTCCCACTTTAACGTTAGATCAAAATCTTTTTGAAAAGGTAATGATCTATAATGCTTTGATGGATTCTATATATTTGCAGAGTATTATAGAACACATCAGACCTACATATTTCAAAGATGATAAAATTAAAGTAGTGTTTGATTCATTGTCTGAGTATTTTAAATATCATCAAAAAGTACCAAACATTACAGAATTAAAGTTATATTTGTTAGAGGCAGAGAAGCGTCAGGCTTTGAGAGATGTTGTTTTAAGTTTTAATGATATAGATAAAACCTATGATAAGGATACTTTACTTTTAAATACAGAAAGATTTTTAAAAGAAAAAGCAGTATATCATACAGTTATTAAAACTTCTGTAGAAGTTCAATCAGGACATTTTAATATATCACAGATATTAAAATCATTTGAAGAAGCTTGTGGCATTTCTTTATTAGAAAATAATGGTTTTGATTATTTGGAAAATATAGATCAACATTGTGATGAATTACAAAAAGTATTTCAAACCATATCTTCGGGTTGGAAATGGTTGGATGAAAAAATAGGTGGTGGCTTTCAGGCTGCAGGTAGAGCTTTATATGTTTTTTATGGAGTTACCAACGTTGGTAAATCTATTTTTCTTGGCAATGTCGCCACTAACATTTTAAGTCAAGACAAAACAGTTGTTTTGATTTCTATGGAAATGTCAGAGCAAGTATATGCCAAACGCATAAGTTCTCAGTTATCAAAAATTCCCATGGATGATTTGTCTGCTCAAATCACTCCTTTAAAAAATCATTTAGGTGCTTATAAATTAAACCATCGAGATGCCAAGTTAATCATCAAAGAATTTCCGCCCAAATCTATTTCTCCTCTGCAGATTAAAACATACATAGATCGTTTAGTTAGAAAGGGAATAAAACCAGATGCTATCATATTAGATTACCTTAATTTAATAGGTCCAACAGAAAAAGGATTAAATTCTTATGAGTCTGTTAAGCAAATCACAGAGGCAGTAAGAGCTATGTCTTATCATTTTAGCTGTCCTGTTATTTCTGCCACACAAACAAACCGATCGGCATATAATGAAGCCAATCCGGGTTTAGAAACCACTAGTGAATCTATGGGTCTTTCACACACTGCGGATGCTCAATTTTCTATTTGGACAGAAGAAGAGGATTTTGAATTGGGTATTATTCACTTAGGTATCACAAAAAATCGTTTTGGTCCGAGAGATTGTCATACAGTTCTTCAGATAGACTATCCTACATTATCCTTGAGCGATCCAGATAATGTTTCGAAAAATTTTGTAGTGCAGAGAAAGCATATACCCGGATCTAACAATGGATCAGGCAACTCCATAACAGACACACTGATAAGAATGGAGAGTCTTGGGGAAGAGGTTGATTAAAAATTAAGGGGGTATAAATATATTTATGCCTCAAAAATTGTATAAAGTATTCACACACGGAGATCTAGACGGAGCCGTGAGTCTTTTAGTGTTTATGTGGGCTCGTTCTACTGATACAATAGAATTTGAGGAATTATATAACACTGATTATTTAGAAAAATTAAACAAATATTCCGAAAAAACATATAATCCACCTTCTACTTTAATTTTAGATATGTCATTGAGAGAAGAAATGATTAAATTTGATCTTCCTCATTTTACATTTATAGATCATCATAAAACATCAGAAAAATTTGTTTCAAAATTTAAACAAAGTAAAATTTTATATAAAGAATATACATCAAATGCTAAATGGATGTATAAAACATTGATTAAAGATTTAAATCATCTAACCCAAGAACAGAAATATTTGATAGCTATCGCAGATGATTTTGACAGTTATTCCTTCCAGCTTCCACATTCTTATGATTTGAACATAATATTTTGGACCGAGTATAAAAACAATTTTTCTAAATTTATATCAGATTTTAAAGACGGTTTTAAAGGGTTTAACAAATATCAGCAAAATATTATTAACTTGGAAAAAAATGCAGCCCAAAAAGAAGCAGATAAACTTTCTAAATTTGAAGGAATAATTAGTGTAGGAGGAATTCAAAAGAAAACTATGGCAGTATTGGGTGAAAGATTTTCTTCACTGATTATAGATTTAATTTTAAAAAAATACGGACCAGAATTATTATTCTTCGTGAATACTAAAACGGAGAAGGTAAGTCTAAGACAAAATACAACAGACAATCCGATAGACCTTGGGGCCTTTGCCGAAAGAATATGTGAAGGGGGCGGACATTCATATTCAGCGGGAGGTAAAATAACTCCTCTTTTTATGGAAATATCAAAAAATTTAAAGCCCTTATGATAATAACTTCACATCAACAGTTAGAAAACACAATTAACCCTTCTTCTGCTTTGGATATGGCAGAATTTGAAGATATTACCTTAAAATTTGGATCTTTCGTGTGTATTTGTAAAAATAAAAAATTAAATTTTTTAAATTTTTTAAAATTAATTATAGAAGACAAAAAAACTCAAAAATTATACTGCGAATTACTTGGAGAATATAATTTTCAATATATAATAAAAGCTTACCTAGACTGTACACCTAGTTTTTATAAAAAAATATTCAGATCAAAATTTAACAAATGACGTTAGAAATAACAAAAACCGAACAATTAATATATAACACCTATTTAAAAAACCTAAGAAAAAACCAACCATATAAACCACGCAAAGATTTTACTGACATAGATGACAAAACACGTATTGAGTTATATAAACTCAAAAATTTTTTTAATAAATTCAGTTATATAGATCAAAATTTTTTCTTTGATTCATTTAGATTTGTATATCCTAATGATAATTTTCCTCCTTTACATTTTTTTACTACGCGCAAAGCTATAAAATGTTACACATTACATAAAAAACATATAGAAGACAGTTCTCCTGACAGTCAATTAGATTCCATCAAGAATGGCTTAGTGTTTATAGGCACCTTTTGTGTTCAAAACAAAATATCTTTTGAAAAATATATTTCCCACAAAACACTATGTATGCCGTCTTGGACACAACACTATAGAGAAAATAAAGTTAATATATACAGCTTATTGTGTATAGATTCTCTTAATGGATTTTATAGTTTTTCAGAAGAAGAAAAATCCTTTTGGGCTCCATATTTAGTAGATAATTTAGAACCCTTTAAAATCCGTTTACACAACTGCAAATCCAAAACCAAGATTCAAAGTTGGGTAAATCATATCAAAAATTTTGTCAACATAGAGTTGACAAACCAAACAAAATAACATAATATAAAACCGAAACATGAACAAATACACATCAAACCTATTCGAATCCATTAAGGATGCACTCACAAAAAAAACCAACACAGAAAGCAGTTTTAAAGACTTTCTTAAATTAGAAATGGGTAAAACTTATGTGGTGCGACTTATTCCTAATACAGCCGCTCCAGAAAGAACCTTTTTTCATTACTACCACCATTTGTGGAAGAGTGTAACAACAAATCAAAATATTTCATTTCTTTGTCCACAAACATACGGTGAAAAGTGTCCTGTAGAAGAATATCGTTCTAAAATTTATCGCACTAATAATGAAACAGAAATTAAAAAAATTCAGCCAATTAGACGCAACGAAAATTGGTTAGCCAATGTCTTTGTTATTAAAGATCCTACCAATCCAGAAAACCAAGGACAAATTAAAAT